CCCGGTGATGCATCGTTCTTGAAATAGCTTGATGAATAATCAGTCACGGCTTTTGCATATCCAAAGGAATCACGAAGCAATGTAAGCGGTGAATAACCTGTTATTCCATCAGCAGACAGCCCCCGGATATGCAGAATGTCACTCATGGGATATTTTTTCTCGGTGCCGTCGTTTTGATGTTTATAGATAAGCTCCCGGCCTGATACTTCCACCGTCACTTTGTCCGGATGTAACGGCCACAAAGCCACTATTTCGCCATTGTCGCGCTCAATGTAGCAATAGGCATTGCCACGAAGACATAAATGCCCCACAAGCAATTCCCGAAGCTCAAAAGATGTCATAAGTGGGTTAGGCGAATCATGCAGAAGACGAAAAAGCGAAAATTCCCGTGCCCGTTCCTTATCGCCATTGTCAAAGCGTTCATAAGTAATCAGTGGCAATGATGCTATGGCCTCGGTTAATACACGAATGCAGGCATAAACAGCGGGTATGCCCAGCGCCACGGTTTCATTGATATGTATGCCGGACGAAGTTTCCCGGCCCTCGAAAGCGTCAAGGTTCGCCCAGTTTCTTTTTTTAAAAAATGGAAAGTTCATATTTTTATCCTTATGGTTAAGGCAGCCCCGAAGGGCCGCCTATGGTTAAAAATTAACGTGCGGCTAAACCAACACACCACGACAAGCTATTGCCATTTTTCGGCGTGATAGCCGTCTGCCACATTCCCTGGCCATCGAATCTCAGAAGGGCACGATAGGACATAAGGTCTTGTGTCCATCCCGGTATATTGCTTTTTTCCAGTGTTAAACCGCGTCTAATGCCGATTGCATATTGAGATAAATCAACGAACATTATGTCGTCGGCATCCCCCAGGGTCGGCATGTGACTTGTGAATATTACCGGACGGCCTAAAATCTTGAACTGACCATTGCTTTCGGTCATTACGGGAACATGTGCGCCTGCTGTTCCCATAGTTATTGAAAGAGAAAGCAACTGGGGAATCGTGTCGTCATTAGCCAGGAAGATTCCACGTTGACGGCCAGCGGGATACATACGGGAAAACATTTTTGTTAAATTTGGGTAGACGATAGTGTCCGCCGTCTGCCCGGTTTCTTTGGCAATTGTGATTTTTGCCGGATCATTTCTAATTCCCAAAGGCTGCCCGGCGCCACTGCCTCCGATGAAATATTCATCCATGCCGTAACCGATGCTTGTTCTCATAGCTCTGTCAAGCTGGGCCTCGAAGCCTTGACCATCTTCCCGAAGTTCGTTTGATATATCAACAAAGATAGCGCCCTTGTTTGCCACAAGCTGAATTGTGCGGAGTTTGCCAGTCTGTTTATTACCGGTGCCTTCCTCTGCTAAGAATTCCATTTTGAAACCACCAAAGAGAGTGCCGCCGGCTTGATCGGCCGCATCCCATCCCAAGGCTTTACGGGTAGCTGATTCCATAGGCCATACGGTAGCACGCGGGCGAATGATTTCTGACTCAATGCTGTCATCCAGCCACTGCGCCGCTAAGGGATCAGGTACGGAAAGACCGCCAGATGCAGGCACACCTTCAACCATCGAAGCGCGGAAAGCCCGGATTTCATCTTCATTGATTTCCAGTTTCCGGCCCTGATTGAACATGCCCGCCCATGTCCGATTAGTAGCAGGCCCGCCAACAATTTCAATGATTGACCGATTCTCTTTTTTAATATCCGGCACAAAAGACTTCGTGTCTTTTTTCGCTGCATCGGCCATGTCAAAGGCTTCAAGTCTGCTGTCAAAAGATCGGATTTCACCCTTTAATTCTTCCATACGCTCGGCATTTTCGCCGGTTTTTGCCAGTTCCGCCATTTCATCAATTGCCGCTTTTTTACTTTTCAAAATGTCGTTCTTATCCATGTTCTTTTTTTCTCCTTTTGATTGAATTGATCGGTTTATTCCGACTGTGTTGTCGGCGGGCGCCGCAACAAGGCTGCATTCATAAGGCTGCCACTTTGTCGCAATGTATCCGCTCTTTGTTTTTTGTTTTTCTGTGATCTGATATCCGATTGACAGATTCCGAAGAATGCCGTCGCAGATATCGCGCCACAAACTATCTTGATTCGCTGAAAGCCTGATCGTGCCTTTCAGTTTTCCGTCTGCAAGTTTAAGATCCTCGACAACTCCCACGGGTAAACTTTGGTTATTGTGAGCGCACAATAACGGCAAGGGTGCCCGGCTCAGATCCACGGCCCCCGGTTTATGAGACAAAACCTCTTCACCATCGTAGCGCCTCACGGGATGCTCACTAGACAGACTTGCAGACACTGTGCGGGTTTCCGCCCGGATACTGCCAACATCAATTTCAAAACTTCTTTTTTCCACCTAAACCTCCTTTTTGTCTCCGATTCGGAGACATTCAGTTTGATATTCAGGCACAAAAAAACGGCACTAAGGTGTTAGGGCACCCTAATGCCGCTCGTTTGTATAGGTTCGGGGTAATTAAGCCCAAACCCGCCTGATTTTAAAATGTCCACAATTGTGGACAAATATTCATATCCAACAAATCGTTGGAGTAACTTCTTTCTTCTGGTTGCGTAGCGCACCGTCAAGCGCCATGATTGAACTGACAACCATGTCAATTTTTTCTTTGCTGCGTTTCTTGCTGGGTTTCACATTCCCTGCTGCATCCACTTCAACAATGACATTTGAAAAACACCATTTCAGCGCCGGATTGTCGGGAAATATGATCTTTCTTTGCAAAACCAGCTTTTCGAGTTCCTTTGAAGGTGGAGACATCGAAGCAAAGCCTTGACCAAATTCCAGAACTGTTAAATTCATGTCTTCAAGGTCTTTAACGATCTTTGTTGCTCCCCAGCGGTCAAAAAGAATTGCCCTTAAAGCATATTGTTTACTGATTGCCTCAATCCGCTTGAGAATATAGCCGTAATCAATCACGCTGCCCGGTGTAGCCTCGATATACTGCTGCCGGTTCCACAAATCATAAGGGACACGATCTTGCTTAGAACGGGCTTTAATTGCATTTTCCGGGCACCACGCATAATGCAGTGTATAAAAAGGTTCATTCTCTTCATCGGGCGCAAAGCATAAAGACAAAGCGCTCAAATCTTGCGTACTCGATAAGTCAAGGCCAGCATAACAATCGCGGCCTGATAAATCCGGCATCGGCCCCACGCACGCCTCGAAGTCAAACGTCGATATCCATTTCGCCTCTGGATCGCATCTTTGATTCAGATATAAATTTCTAAAGACGGATTCCTTCGCCGGGATCTTCTTTGCCTGTTCACTGAATATCTGCATCTCTTCAAGGCTTCTAAAATCATTTAAAGCGGGATTACAGTCCGCCCAGGTCTTTTCATTCCATGGATCTGCGTCATCAGGTGCGGCATAAACGCAACCATAAAACGCCGGATCTGCTGGCAGGGTGCCATCTTCGATCTTCAGGGCATAGTCCACAAGCTCTGACATGATATGATTAGGGTCTGCTGATTGTGTGCTGATAACCACCATAAGCGGCTCTTTTCGCGCCCCGGTGCCGGTGGTTAGGTTATCGTATAGTTCACGGTCTTTACTTTGCGCCAGTTCATCATAGACCATAAAAGACGGTGACAACCCGTGAGCTTTCCGGCCATCTGCTGTCATGGCCCGGTAAACGCTGCCGGTCACTGTGTCACTGATAGTTTTGCGAAAACTTTGGATATGGCACCTTGATTCAAATTCCGGCACCGATAAAATAATGGCCTCCATTTCGTTGAAGATTAAACTTGCTTGCTCACGGTCACTTGCGGCACTGAATACTTGCCCTCGCTGTTCGGATTCCGGCCCTAACAGGTGACACAATGCAAGGGCAGCAGCTAAAGCCGTTTTACCATTTTTTCTCGGTACAGTGATTAAAGCGGTGCGCACTTTACGCAATCCATTTTCATCGACTGCATAAATCGCGTTTATGATATCCTTTTGCCAATCTCGAAGAACTAATTTTCGGCCCGCATGGATTCCGGCGGTGATCGGTAAAAATTCACAGAAGGCAACCACACGGTCGGCCCGTGAAAGCTTTTTCTTATTCCAGGGCAGAGTTTTCGCACGACTTGGCCGTCTTTTTTTGATGGCTTTCGACGCTGCTGACTGAATGCCTCGTTTTCCCATAATTAAGTCTCTTTTGTGCTAACCAGGCGGTTATTTTCGTTGGATTTCCGATGATTTTTTGCTTCTGCTGTCTTTACTGCATGACACTTCCAACACAATGACATGGCGTTTTCTTCGCTTGTAAGGTTGCCGCCGTCTTTAATTTCAATAACATGATCCACCATATCAGCAGGGGTCAATCGGCCTTCACGTTCGCACTGTTCGCATAGCGGGTGCTTGCCCAGATACCACGCCCTGAATCGTCGCCATCTGACAGACAGATAAAATGGATCTGTTTCTTTCGATGCTGGTGCGGGTCTATGTTTGGCACAATAAGCGCCATTGACGGCAATCTGATTGCACGGGAATGCAGCACAGTATTTCTTTGACTTGTTTGTCATTTATACCAGCCCCCTTGATTCACAAACTTATGACCTTGATGCACTTCAAAATTGATTTTGTTTAATGAGGGCAGGGTGTCTGCTTCCCTGAATCTGTTTTTGACAATCTCTATCTTGCCCCAATCAAGCGCCAGGGCCAACGTCGCGGCTTTGATCGAATAGATCCCGCCGGTGCCCATCTTCGCGTCTGGTTTCTTTTGAATAGCGATGAGGGCAGTGCCTTTGTTTAAACGCCTGATAATGGCGCTAATAACGGCATGGATATTATATGGCTTGTCGCCTTCGGGTTCCAAGTAATCAACCACATTGAAGCCGTCTGGCTGGATCTTGTCGGCAAGCGTGTTGAAGTCCCACTTATCAACAACTTTCATGTTCTTTGACCATTCGGATATCGTAATCGGGAAATAGGACAATTTCATTTTGAGCGCTTCTGCCCCCATTTCGCTGTTGAAGTAGAAGATAGGAAACTTGCCCATGTTTTCAGCAATGGCATTGAAACAGAATAGCGTTTTGCCCATGCCGGAAACTCCAGCAATCACGATTGTAGCCTTTGGGTAAAATTTTGTTTTAAGATGCAGGCCCATAGGCAGGCGAAGATCAACGGAATTTTCCAAGTTCGCATTGGCGAAGTCCATAAACTCAATGCTTTTATCAATCCGGCGATAACTGCCACGGGTATCTCCGTATTTTTCAAGTAACGGTTCCGGGCCTTCACATAAGCGCCGAAGGGCAGTGTTGGCTGCCTGCATTTCCTGTCTTGTCGCCATTGTCGCCTCTCGGTGCAATGTTGTCGCCAAGAAGTGCCCGGTTGTCGCCAATACCCATTCGCGCACCTCTGCTGCAATGTTTCGTTCCCGGCGCTCGGCTCTCTTCAAGGCGCTTTCAATTTTCAGTTTTATTTCATTTTCAGGAAAAGGCGGGTTTGAATTTCTTGCAAGTATATCAAGGACTTGATTTGTAAAATGGAGTTCACAACCGCCTTTAATTAAGCAGTTTGCGGCATGGAAAAGGTCTTCGTCCCGGTGTCCTTGTTGAAGTATTTTGTCGCCAGTGTCGCCATTTGTCGCTTTATGTTTTGTGTCTTCAGTATTGCCTATATATATATTAATTATTTTATATAATGCAGCAGGTACCGTGCCCGGCTCAACTTCGCCCAGGGCCAAACCCGGCAACCAGGAGTAAGACTTTCCTTCAGCATTGACTGATCCGGGCGCGATTATGTAACCACCTTCGCCGCGAACATCCACGCCCGGAATTATTCCAGTGGCATTGCCGATGCTCTGGCCCTTCGGATAAATCAGATAAAGGTGATAACCTCTCGGCGTTTTTGCAATGCAGGTGATGAATGAATCCGGCAGCAGTTCTTGAATCTTCTGATATGCCTCTTCATTATCGCAATCGACAACAAAGATGCCGGATATTTCACCCGTGACAATGCCGATCATTGCACCCGGATATTTTGACCATAAGGCCCGAATTTCGTCCGGGGTCAACCGGCGCTTTTGAAATTCAGCCCAGGGGATATAAGGTTTTTTATCAGGTCGAATCGGTATGACACTGAATCCACGTTCGGCATATTGCAGGGCAGCGGTCAAAACATTATTCTGCATGTGTTACCCCTCCGCCGGACA